GACGCCGGGGGCGGCGGTGGGGGGCTGTCTGACGAACAGGAAGAACTGCTTCGTCAGGCGGCTGAAGGTGGCGACGGGTGCTTCCATGCACAGGACATCGAACTTGTCATGGAAGAACCCGCTGAAATCCGGGTGTTCTTTGAAGAACCACCCACCATCCAGACAACGGTGCAGGACACTGATTTCGCCATCGCGTTGCTTGGTGATCCAACGGTTTCGTTTGACGAAACCCCAATCATTATAAGGGCGGACTGACCATGCGACCAATCAAGATCAGTCGGGCGTCCGGTGATGAAACAGCTATCCGGCTGGTCATCAATTCGAACAATGCCCGCGATTTGGCGAACGTCACTGCAGCGTCGATTGCCATCTACAGCGACCCTCAAGGGGAAACGCTGGTTGAAACATTGACGGGGGAACGGCGGGGCTTCGACCCAGCGGCCTATTTCCCCATCATCGATGCGGACTGGACCGGCACCAGATACTGGCGCGTGGTCTTGACCAAAGGAACCGAAGATCAGCCGTTGCCGGTCTTCAACGAATGGAAGCAGACCTGACCCACTTCATTTTCTTGACCGCTAAGTTGGTCGAAAAAATGAACATGGTCACTCAAAACCTGAAGTGGCGCACAGGCGGTGGGTGTCCCAGCCCAGCGGACCACCAAGAGTGGAAGCCAAAACTTTAGTTTTCGCCGGGGATGTCCCTGAAAACTTGATTTGACTGTCACCTGAAATGTCAGGGGGCAAAAAACATGACCCCCTTCGATGGGAAAGGAACCCAACATGACCGGAACCATTCAGTCTGGTGATTTCGACCCAGTGACCGGCAAGGGCTGGTCGATTGACAAGAACGGCGGCGCTGTTTTCTACGGAAGGATGCTGGATAAAGACAGCGCCGGTCGCGATGCCTTCCGCGCTGAAGCGGAGAAGATTAGCCAAAGCGCACGGGATGCCAGAGCGACGGACGCAGCGCCCCGCACTTTGTACGTCCATCGCCCGGTCCTGAACGGTGCTGAAATCCAAGCATGGGCCAAGGAACAGGGCTTCAAGACCACCCTGCAGCCGGACGACATGCACGTCACCATCATGTATTCGCAGAAGGCTGTGGATTGGATGAAGATGGGTGCCCCGTGGCAAAGCGAACTGGACATCCCCAAAGGCGGTCCCCGCCTGATGGAAAAATTCGGGGAAGCAGTGGTCCTGCTGTTCACGAACCACGATCTGCAGTGGCGCAATGAAGATATGGTCTGGAATGGGGCCAAGCACTCGCACACGCCTTACACGCCCCACGTCACGATCACCTATGATCTGGGCGATGTTGATCTGGACAAGATCGAACCCTTCCAAGGCGAAATCAAGCTGGGTCCAGAGAAGTTCGAAGAACTGGACGATGACTACCGTGAAAGCCTTCACGAAGACCGCGCTCGGTTCCTGTCAGACCTTGCCGGAACCAAGATCATTGGCGATGGGTCGATGGTTGCTGAAGCCAATGTGGCCCGCACGGGAATCCAAATCTATCTGGCGAAGGAAGTGGGGATCAAGGACCACAAGAACGCTGATGGCAGCGAAAAGACGGTCAAGGTCTACCGGCCTGCTGATGAAGTCTTCGCGACCGATTCCTTGCGGACCTACAGCCACGCGACTGTCACCATCGATCATCCCCCGCTGGGTGTGACGCCTGACAACTACAAAGACCTTTCCGTTGGTGAAGCATCCACAGCCGTCACGAAGAAGACGAACGGCGTTCTGGATGTCATCAACATCCCGCTGATCTTGAAAGATCGTGCCGCAATCGAACTGGTACAAGCGGGAACAAGAGAACTTTCAGTCGGATACGACTGCAAGCTGGATTTCACCCCCGGCACTACCGCTGATGGTGAAACTTACGATGCGGTGCAGCGCGATATTCGCGTCAACCACATCGCCATTGTCGAGCGTGGACGCGCTGGGCACCTGTGCAAGATTGGCGATTCCGTCAGTCCTGCACCTTGGGGCGCAACCCCCATTATCGACACTTCAAACCAAGAGGACGACACTATGAGTGGATCACTGACCAACGTGGTCGTTGGCGATAAGGTTGTTGCTGCGAATGATGCAGCCGCACCTGTCATTGAAGACCTGAAAGCCCAACTGGCAGCGGCTGACCAAGCATTGGTCGATGCCAAGAAAAAGGCTGGCGAAGACGAAGAGAAGCTGAAGGAGGAGATTTCGAAGAAAGACGGCGAAATCGAAGTCCTGAAAGCTGATGCTGCTGATGCTGCAAAGCTGGACGATGCCGTCACGGCGAAGCTGGCCAAAGCGGATGAAGCCCGTTCTGTCCTTGGCGATTCCTACGAATGGACCGGCAAAGACACCGAAACCATCGACAAGGAAATCCTTGCCGGTATGTCAAAGGCGCTGTCCGACAAGCGCGGCGAAGACTTCGTGAAAGACCGCGATGCGGCCTTCATCCGGGGCGCTTATGAAGCGACCTTCGACACTGCAGACGTTGGTGGCGGTGCCGCGTCTGGCGATCCTATCCGTTCCGCAATCGCCACCGGCGATGGTGTGAAGAAAACCACGGTGGCTGATGCTGCTGCAGGTTTCCGCGCCCGTCAGGCTGGTCAGAAGGAGGCTCAATAAATGGGCGGCGTTCCAACAACCTACACCGATGAAACCCCAATTGGGCTTCCCGGCAACATCGCCACTGGCGAACCCAACGACCGTTCAACGCGCGTCATCGAAACCGGCTCTGGTGCGGTGGCGTTTGGCGTTGCAGTGGTCGCTGGCACGGCGGACCAAACCGCCAAGCTGCCCACGGCTACGGGCCAAGACTTCGTGGGCGTTGCCTGCGTGGACAAGAACATCCCTGTTGGCAACGGTGAAGACCAGTATGTCGCAGGCGATAACGCGCTGGTCCTGTATCGGGGCTGCGTCTACGTGACGGTTTCGGAGGCTGTGGCCTACCGCGACCCGGTTGCGTTCAACTTCACCACCGGCGCTTTCGGTACGACCGATGACGCCACAACTGATCTGGTCGCCAATGGCGTCTGGGAATCGAGTGCAGCGTCTGGCCAAGTCGCCAAGCTGCGTCTCAAGTAAGGAAGGGAAGAACCCCAGATGTACAATATCGAAACGCTGACGGACCAGCAGGCGCTGGAATTCTCAGTGCCGGAACTCACGCACTTCGAACGTGAAGTGTATGAGCAGACGTTGCTGGAAGACATCCGTTTCCGCCAACTTGTTGACGTTGACAACAGCGCCGACGATTGGGCACGCACGGTCGAATATCGGTCAATCGCACGCGCAGGCAATGCCGAATGGTATAACGCCCAAGCGAACGAAGTGCCGGTCGTGTCGATGGAAATGGACCGTCACACGCAGCCAATCCACATGGCGGCCATTGGCTACAACTACGACATCGAGACGACGCACAACGGCGCACGTCTTGGCGTCAACATCATGAACGAAGGGATCAACGGCGCTATCGAAGAATCCGAACGGTTCATGCAAAAGGTCTGCTACGAAGGTGATGCGACCAAGGGCTTCCACGGTCTTCTGGACCACCCGAACGTCACGCGCAGCACCGCGACCCAGACCATCGCTTCTTCGACTGCTGAACAGATGGTCGCATTGGTTCAAACGCCAATCGCTGCCATCGTTGATGCGACGAAGGAACGTGAACTGCCAAACTACATCCTGCTGCCTACGGCACAGTTTGATAAGTTGGCTGAAACGCAGTTCAACCAGTACACGACTGAAACTGTGCTGGACTTCGTGAAGCGCACCAACGCCACCACGACCCGCACGGGTCGCAACATCGAAATCATGGCGATTTCGCAGTTGCAGGGCAAAGGTGCCGGGTCCACTGACCGGATGGTGATCTACTCCAAAGACCCCCGGAAGGCGAAGATGCACATCCCGATGGAACACCGTTTCGTCGTGCCGATGCGTACCGGCCCGCTGACCTATCACCGCCCCGGCATCTTCCGCGTAGGTGGCTTCGACCTGCGCCGGGAAGCGTCGATGCGGTACGTGGATGGAGTGTAAGGAAAGACCATGCCTAAGTTTACCAACAATGCGACGTTTGCCATCGAAGTTCTGACTGAGGCCGGGGGGGTTGAGTTAATCGCCCCCGGCGCATCGAAGAACATCGAAAAGCCGGTGCCCAACGATGTGCTGAAAGGCCACGTTAATGAACGCAATCTCACCGTTTCGGACGACGAAGATGGTGATTTTGAATCGGACGACCTGCGCGTGGAACTTGAGAAGGCGCAAGCCGACAAGACCCAAGCGGAAGCTGACCGTGACGAAGCACAGGCCAAGGTCGCGACCCTCACCCAAACGGTGGAGGACATGACCGAAAAAGCGCAGGCCGCTGCAGATGCTGCTGCACTCGACAGCAACGCATCTGAAGAGGATGCCGCCAAGATCAAAGACCTGACTGATCAGGTAGCTGATCTGACGAAGCAACTTTCCGAAGCCCCCAAGGCAGCCGACTTGGAAAAGCTGACGAAGGAAAACGGCGACCTGACAAAGCAGGTGGCTGAACTGAACAAAGCTGCGAAGAAGAAGTAAGTGGCGTTCACACCAGAAGACGGGACGGGGCTGGCTAACGCCAACAGCTTCGTCTCGTTGGCCTTCATCCAAGACTACTTCGCTGATCGTCCCAACGCGGCTGTCACAGCATCAGACAATGCTGAACTGCAATCGCGGGCGATTGTCGCTTCAGAGTGGCTGACCGGCTGGCCAGCGACTGTCGATGCCCAGTGGCGGGATGAACCACTTCAAGCAACACAAGCACTGGCGTTTCCAAGAACTGGGATGGATGCGGTGCCCAGACCCGTCATGCTCGCTGTCTGCCAGCTTGTCGGGATGCAATCGGACGGGGTTTCCCTCTACAGATCACCAATCGAACTTGGTGGGCGAAAAAGGGTCAAGGCCGGTTCGGTTGAAGTTGAGAATTTCGAAGTCAAAGGTGCGAATGTGGCTGCTGCTGTGGCCACCGATTATCTTTGGCTCAAATCTGCATTAACGGCGTATCTCGAATACGGTGGGGATGTTTCGGATTCGTCATCTGCTGACATTCCAATCCTGACCGCGAAGAGACGACGCTAGAAATCCGCGACTGTCGCCCGTGGCGTTTGCGCGCGTTGCGGTATAGCCAATGTCCTGATCTGGGTGTCTCAGCACCCGGCAAACCACCCGTCGCGGATAGAGGGGGGTGCTAATCAGGGAACGCGCATCATCATTCAGAAGGTGCCAAATGAGTTTCTTGGACGACATCCCAGAGATTATGAACGAAGCGTTCAAGGATGATCTGCTACCGGGCAAACTGACCCGTGCTGCGCGGGACACCCAAGACCGCTACGGCAACCCCATCAGGGGACTGCCTGTTGACCATCCCATCATCGGGATTGTCGAAAGCTACGAAGCTGCTGCATCCCGCATCAGGGTGACGCGGCAAGGCTCTGAAGCGTCCCGTGAAGACGAAGATGTTGGCATCTATTTCCTGCTTCACGGCGTTCCTATCGACCCTGAAACCGGGGACCACGTTTCGTTGGAAGGTCCGCGCGGTCAGGGAATCGTCTATCGAATTGTTGGCGTGATGGACATCGACCCTGCGCGGGCTGGTGCCACCGTCCATGCGAGGCCCACCAAATGATTTTCAAAGTGACCCCGAAAGACACACCCGGCGCAATCAAGAAGATTGGCCCAGACATGGCTGACTTCGCAAACCAGACGATGGCGCTGATTGCCGGTCGTCTGAAGAAGAAGCGCCCTGAAGTGATCAGCCTAAGTGGGGATTCGACAGCGGATGCGCTGTACTTCTTTGCTGATTGTCCTGCGAAGGGGAAAGTCCGCCGGTATCTGTTCGGACCAATCACCGGCCCGAAAGACCGGGTGAAGGCGCTGGACGATGGGGCTAGGCGAGTGGCTGAAACCTTCGCTGTATGACCTTCAAAGTCGTCCGCCAGACCCTCATTTCAGAGAAAGAAATGGAACGCAGGGTCAGGGCAGGCGCGTTCAGAATCCTGCTGGATGCAGCAGAGCGAACAAAGGACACCACGGTTGAAGGCATCTTGGAAGGTGCCATCCTTGGTGCCGGTCACATCGCATCCCTTGCCGGTGAATATCCGAACGCGGACACCGGCGAACTGCACCAGTCGTACAAGACCTTCTTCGAACCCAACAAATTCCCCATCCGCGTTGGGTCCACGGTGCCTTACTCGGAAAACCTTGAGTTGGGCCACTCGAACATGGAACCGCGCCCGCACCTTTCCCCATCGTTCAAGACGGAACTGCCTGAAACACTGCAGAACCTTCGTCTTGCTTTCAGAAGGTCAACGTCATGACCACGCCAGACCTTGAACTGATTGCAGCAGTCCATGCTGAATTTAAGAGAAACCCGGACATCTACCCGTCGTTTGGGGCATCGATCTACATGGATTGGCTGCCCAAAGGGACTGACTATCCAGCCATCACCGTTGGCACCGGGCCTGTAAACGAGGACGGGGCAAACGGCTTGGACATGGATGATTTTGAACTGCACATCGACATCTGGGCGCGTCTTGATGACACCAGCCTGAATGGCGAAGCGGCAAATGTCTTCGTCCGTGAGAAGGGGCGGACGGTGAAGAAACTTCTTCACTTCGCGCACTGCAACGACCTTTTCCGGCTGACCGGCTTCACGCTGGCACGGCTGGTCCACACGACAACCCTATCACTACCGGAGCGCCTATCCGGCATTGAACGAATCCGCGTCACATTCGGCGCAAGCATCGAAGAGGAACGACCATGACCACACCTGCAACCCTTGCACCGGGGCAGCTATACTTCGCTTTTGAAGACCCGGACAACGCGGGGACTTATCTGGACCCATGTGGTCTTGAAGAGTGGACCGCAAACTTCCAGTCGGAAATTTCGAACGATACAGTCTACGACTGCGACCCAATCGCTGACAACTTGGCTGTGATCCTTCGCCATAAGCTGTCCACGTCTTGCAACGTCCAAGCGACCGGCAAGCTGGCACGCGAATCCTTGTCGCTCTACCGCACGCTTCACGCCCAGAAAGCATCTGCTGCTGGTCGCCTGATTGTTGGCGGTACTGGCGCACAGGGCGGCGGTCACTGGGCTGGAAGCTGGTTGCTCGAAACCTTCGAAGTCAAAGGCAACCGGACCAATGTTGCGACCGTCTCGCTGACCATCGGCAACGACGGTGCGTTCCCTTGGACTGATGCTGCATGATCTGGGATAACGACCACGAGAAGGAAGCCCGTCGCAATGCTTATCGCGGCGGGACTACCCTCAATATCTTGGGCGCTGAACGTCAATTCCGTCTTCGCATGGAACACATCTTCGAAGTTGAAGATGTCTGTGGATATTTCGGGGATGACGGGAAGAGGCCCAAGCCCATTGGGCAGATTTGGAAGGACTTGGCTGACGGTTCTTTCTCTGGAAAGGACGTGACGGAAGTTATCCGCCATGCCCTGATCGGTGGTGGCGCACAGCCGGGTGAAGCCCGTGGCGTCGTGGACCGTATTTGCTCTGATGACGGGATGGGCCTTTTGGAAGCGGCCAAGGTCGCACAGGCCATCATCGGCGTTGCTATGATGGGTGCCCAAGTCTTGGAAGAAGACAGCCCCCGCTTCGAAAAAAAAAAGCGGAACCGCTCTCGAAATCGCAGGCGCTCGCGGCGCTCGCAGAACTAGGAATCGGCCCAAGCGCATTGGGCGATTTGACACTTCCCGAATTCATCGAACTGACCCAAGGCGTCAACGCCAGACGACGGGGGCAGAACGGCACGACCAAAGGGAAGCCCATGACAGACGAAGAATATCGACGCGCTGCTGATTTGATCAGACGGGGCGAACACCCCGTTTAGGAGGCTGACCCATTGCCAACTACAATTGAACGCCTAAACGCGGTCTATGATGCCGACTTCCGGGGCTACCAAAACAACAGCAGACGGTTTCGCCAAGGTGTCGATAATGACACCCGCCATGTTGGTCAGCAGTTTCAGGACATGGCGCGTAAGGTGCAGACTGCCATCAGGCTGATTGGCGTTGGGCTGACCGCGAATCTGGTCACGAAGTACGCCAACGCATGGTCTGAATTGGGCAACACCCTTCGCCGGGTGATCGATGATGAAAACGCCATCGCTGAAGCGCAGCAGCGTCTTTATGAAGTGGCCCAGCGTTCAAACTCTGAAATCACTGCAGTCACCCAGACATACGCAAACCTGATCGTTGCGACAGACGGTCTGGGTCTGTCGCAGGCCAAACTTCTTCGCCTGACGGAAACCATCGCCAAGGCCGCGCCGGGTGCGACGGCTGCCATCCGGCAACTGGGTCAGGCACTCGCGAGTGGGTCGCTTCGCGGGGATGAACTGGTCAGCGTCTTGGAAGGTGCCCCAGCAATCGCCCGCGCCATCGCTGCCAGCATGGGGGTCACGGTTGGCCAGCTTCGCGTCCTCGCATCTGAAGGCAAGGTCACAACCGATGTGGTCCTGAATGCTCTGGACGGCTACGCGGCCCAGTCCGATGCCATCGCGGAGCGGATGCAAAGCAACATCCCCCGCGCACTGACCAAGCTGAACAACGCCTTTACCCGTTACATCGGTTCTGCTGATCAGTCTCTGGGCATCACGACGGCGCTTGCCAGCGGCATCGATATGCTTGCCGAAAATCTGGACACGTTGGGCGATGCGCTTCTGGTCATCGCGGCCATCTTGGTTGGACGGTTCGGGGCAGCGATGATCCAAGCCGACAGGACAGGGCGTCTGCTGTCTGGGGGTATGGCTGCCCTGACATCCCGCGCAGCAGCATCAGCGGTCGCTGTGCGTGGTCTGCAGGCGGCTCTGGCCTTCTTTGGTGGCCCAATCGGTCTTGCGATCACAGCCATTGCCGGTGCGATGTACTACCTTTCCAATCAAACCAAATCGACTTCTGAGAAGTTCGAAGACCTTCAGACCAAAATCACTGAAGCCGGTGAAGCTGCAAGTCGTCTGGAATCGGTCAATCGTGATCTTGAGCAGTCGAAGAACGATCTGAAGCAGGCGTCTGACAGGTACAAACAAGCGGTCGAAAAAGAGGGTGAAACCGCCCAGAACGCGGCTGCCCTTGAGATTTCAGCCATCCGGGCGCGTATCGAAGAACGTCAGGAAGAAGCCAAAACCATCGCGGCTGTCCTGAAGGTGAAGCAACAAGAACTGCAGATTGCCGCAAGCGTTGCACGCGAAGCCCTCCAAAAACCAATCCTTCGTGAGATTGCGCCAAGGGGTGTTAGGCCGGGGCGCGGCGGGGCGCGGGTTCCGTTGGTTGATCAGGTTTCCGAAGAAGCAGCCTTGGCTGCTCTGGAAAAGAAGGCTGAACAGGTCCGGGCGCGCATCTTTGCAGGCGAGAATACCGAAGCGGACAACCTGTTCATTCAGGAATTCGATGCCCTTCTTCGTCTTGAAGCCGAAGCCAAGAAGACCGGCAAAGCCATTGACGATGCTTTGAATTTTGACCCGAAAAAGTCGTCTTTCGTCCCCACAACCGGAACCGGAGACAACGAAGATGCTTCGGGTGGCGGTGGCGGTGCTGACACCGAAGAGAAGAAGACCATCAGCAACCTGACCAAGATCAGGCGCTTGAAGGAAGACATCGCGGTCATCCAGCGCGAAATCATGGGCGTTGATGTTGAGTTGGCCAACACGGCTGAACGCAGAATCGATACTGAGGAAAAGCGCCTTGCCATCGAACGCGCCCGTGAAGATGCGCTGACCAAAGGGAAAACCGAAAGCGAAGCTGACGAAATCGCGGAAGTGGTCCGGCTGCAGCAGCGCCGGGAAGCATCCTTCGCGCTTCTGAACGAATACGGTCGTCAGCGAGTGGAACAAGCCCGTGATGAACGGACTGCTTCTGAAGAGGCCGCGCGGGCTGAAGAGGAAGCCAGTCTGAAGCGGGATGTGGCCAGTGAACGCCGGTTGGATGCAGCCCGCAATGAAGCCCGTCTTCGTGAAGATTTGGCGTCTATCGAAGAAGCCCTTGGTGGGTTTGAAGGTGAACGGGCCAAGACCGCACGGGATGCGCTGGAAACGGAACAGGCCAAGCTGCAAATCGCCCGCGCTTACGAAGACGCCTTGAGGGAATCGGACGGGGATGAAACCTACGCGAAATCAGCCAAGGCCGCTGAAGAACTGAACATCCAGATCAGGAAGGCCAACACCCTTCTGACCGAAAGTGAGAAGCTGGCCACGGATAAGGCCAAGGCGGATGACGACGCTGCCAAGAAGGCAGAGGCTGCGACCAAAAAGCGTGAAGACGCCCAGAAGCGACAGAAGCGTCTGCAGGAAGACCTTGCCGCTGTCCAAGAACAGCTTGGTGGGTTCGAAACCCAGCGCGCCCAGACCGTCAAGGATGCTTTGAAATTAGAGCAGGACCGGCTTTCCGTCACCCGTGCGAGGGAAGACGCGCTGAAGCGGTCTGGTGGGGATGTGGCCTATGCTGAAGCTGTTGCCGAAGGCACCCGTTTGGCGCTTGAACTCGGAAATGCGAACCGGCTGCTGTCTGAAAAGGAAGCCCTGACCACAGCTTCAGCGAAAAAGGCCGCTGATGCACGCAAGAAGCTGAACGAAAGCATGGCGGGTCTTCGCCAGAACCTCGCTGATCAGATCAGGTTGCAGGCGGCAACTGCCCAAGGCACGGAAGCCTATGAGGCAGAAACCAGAGCGATTGCGGCCCGCGATAAGGCCCGCGCCATTGCAGATGCGGCGCGTGAAGGTGGCGTTGAAGTCGATGAAGCTGCCATTCGCCAGCAGATCGTCAAGCTGGGCGAAGAGACTGCAGAGACAGAGCGGCTGACAGAGCGGCTGAAGGACCAGCTTCGCATCAAGGAACGCCTTGAAGAAATCGCCAGCGGCGGTGGTAGCCGTGATGATCGGCTGAACGTGATCAACGATGCCTACGAACAGGCCGGTGAAGCAACGACGCTGGAAGAAATCACCGCAATCATTGATGAACGCGACCGGCTTATCCTGTCGTTGGAACGCGAATTCGAAATCCAACAGGCCATCCGTGAACTGGGTGAAAGCGCCACGGAAGATCAAATCCAGCGGATGCGTGATCTGAAGGGCGCGGAAATCGACTATCGAAACTCGGTAGAGACGACCAACGAAAAGATCGAAGAACGCAGGGACAAGATCGAAGAGGGTGAAAAGGCCCAACAGCAGGCGAATGAACAGCTTGCCCAAGGGTTCGCCGGTCTGCTGGACGATCTGGACAACGTGGAAGATGGCTTGAAAAAGCTGGGCATCCAAATCCTGAAGATCATCGCAACCGGGTTCTTCGAAAAGTTGCTGGGTGTCGATGGTGCAGGTCAATCCGGCGGTGCGCTGGGTGGGCTTGGCGCTCTGCTGGGCGGCGGTCTAAGCAGTATCTTTGGCAGGGAACACGGTGGTTCCGTCAGGAAGGGCACCCCGTACATCGTGGGTGAACGACGCCCGGAACTGTTCGTCCCAGATACAAGCGGAACGATCATCCCCAAAGTACCCGGCGGCGGCGGCGCTCCACAGCAAAACGTCTATGTGACGAACAACGTGGATGCCGGTGTGACCGAACCCGGCATGTATGCCGCAATCAAACAGATGGGTGAAAAATCCGTCGAAATGGCTGTGACCCAAGTGGCCAGCAGGTCGCAAGACGGCGGTGGTTATCGTCGCCAACTGGCAGGGAACTGATCGATGACAAACCCCACCCCACTGACCGCGCCACATTGCCCACTTCCGATTTTGTGCCGCCCGTCGCTGACCAACACCACAGCCATTTCTGAATCGCCCTACAGCGGAACGCCAAAAATCTACAAATGGCCCCGGACGAAGTGGATGTCGGAACTGCGGTTTCAGGCGATGACGACTGCGACAGCCGCGCCTTGGTACGCGATGCTATTCAAGCTGGAAGGCCGGTATGGCCGGTTCTGGTACGGGATGCCGGGGTTTGGTCTTCGCGTGTCTGGCGCGAACCCCACGTTGACGGCTGAAGCGACGGCTGGCAGCCAATCGGTCAGCGTGACATCTGAGGCAGGCCAAGAATTTAAGGCAGGTTCGATCATCCAGATAGGCACGCGGCTTCACAGCATTGTGGATGATGCGACCGGCGATGGAACCGCCACCACCCTGAACATTCGCCCTGCGATCTTCACCACATCGGCATCCGGCGCGGTGGTGATTCTTGATGACCCTAAAGGATTGTGGCGGCTGCAGCAGGACAAGGTGGCTGCTGAAGTGAGATTTGAACGGGCCAACGACTTGAACGTCTTGGCCTTGGAAGAGGATTTGCGCCCACTATGACCCGTGGATTGACAGCAGCGATGGACGAAGCGGCGAAAAGCCAGACTGTCCACCCCCTTTTGATGATGACCGGCTACTTCGATAGCGGGACCACCCGCGTCTGGACCGGCGTTGGTGAGATTGTCCACGATGGCGATGTCTATCTTGGCGTTGGAAACCTGCTGGGCGTCTCAGAAATTGAAGAGACTGCAGAGGTCAAGACCACAGGAATCGAAGTTTCTCTGGAAGGTGTCTCAGAAGAGAACGTCGCGATTGCGCTGACTGAAGATTACCAAGGCCGCATCTTGGAAATCGTCTTCGCTTTGATGACGGAAGAAGGCGCGATCATCCCCCAGCCCACGACGCTGTTCCGTGGGCGCATGGACACGATGCCGCTGGAAGATGACAACGCGGGGAAGACCACGGTGAAGCTGACCGTGACATCCCGTCTGGACGATTTGGATTTGGTGGTCGCGCCTCGCTACACGGATGCAGCGCAGCAGGAACTATACCCCGGCGATAAGGGGTTGGAATTCGTGAACAGCATTCAGGAACTCGACATCGAATGGGGGCGCGGATGAACCGTGTTGAAGACTGGCCTGCGCGTTTGGCAGCGGAAATTGAACTTGCATCGAACCGCCCCTTCGTTTGGGGAAGTGGCCACGACTGCATGGGATTTGCCGGTGCCTGCCACCGTGCGATGACCGGGGACAGCCCAATCGACAAAGCGAATGGCGAATACGATAGCGCCCGTGGTGCCCGAAAGGCTCTGAAGCGGTACGGATTCGAGAACGTCGAAGAGGCGATGGCATCCGAGTTTGAAGAGATTGAACCCAAGTTGGCACAGCGGGGTGACATGGCCTTGTTTGAAACCGGGTTTGGTCTGGGTCTGGGGGTCTGCGTTGGACCGTTGGCGGCATTGGTCAGTGAAAGCGGTGGGGTCGCTTATCAGCCGATGTCCAAAGCCCTTCGGGCATGGAAGGTGGGCTGATGTCGCAACGCCTTCTTGGAAGCACCGCGCTTTCGTCGTCAGCAGTTCAGGAATTCGGCGGCGCTTATCAGCAGCCCCCATTGGCAGCCGCTGCAGTTGCTGCGCTTTCCGCTGTAGGCGGCGCACTGGCAGGCGGTAGCACGCTCGCTGGTGCCATTGCGGTGCTGGGCACCAAAGCGGTGCTGGTGAAGATTGCTGTGGCGGCGCTCTTGGCCGGTGCCCAGATGCTTCTGACACCGAAGCCGAAGGGTCCGACGCCAAAAGAGATTTCGCGGATGGTCAGGCAGCCCATCAGCCCACGCCAGTTGGTGTATGGCCGTTGCCGCCCGGACACCGTGGTCCTGTACGTCGATGTGACCAACGACAAGAAATATCTTCACTTGGTTCTTGCTGTTGCCGGTCACGAAATCGATGCCTTCGAATCCGTTCAGTTCAACGATCAGGTTGTCTGGCAAAACGGCGGTTACACATCCGTCAGGGACAGCGAACGCACGGTCTATACCCACACTTCGACAGGTGGTGGCGAAGACCGGGTTACGACAACCACATCCGAACAGGTGACGGACCCGTGGTCCGACTATGCGCGCATCAATTTCCACCACGGCGGGGCGAACCAAGCTGCTGACGCTGATCTGGTTTCTGAAAGCGAAAACTGGACCAACGCACACCGGCTTCGCGGCATCGCCTATATGTATGTCCGGTTGAGGTTTAAGCAGAAGGTCTACCCAGCGGGCATCCCCAACATCACTGCCACGGTTCGCGGAAAGAAAATTCTGGACACCCGGACGAACGTGACGGCTTGGTCCCAGAACGCGGCCATGATCCAACGGGACTATTTGCTTGATCAAACGCTGGGTGTTCGCGCGCTTCCATCGGAAATCGATGAAGCATCATTCATCGCTGGTGCAAACCTCGCTGATGAACCTGTGGCCATCACTGGCGGCGGGACGGAACCACGTTATCAGCTTAACGGTTGGTCCAACACGGACGCCCCGCCCCGTGATCTGGTCGAAGGCAAGCTGACTGCAAACGCATCCTATATTTCTTATGCCAGCGGGGTCTTCCGGCTGACCGGCGGTGCCTACCGTCCTGTGACTGCGTACTTCGATCACAGCAATCTGCGCGGTGGAATCCACGTCCAAACCCGGCAATCAATTCGTGACACTTACAACGGGGTGCGGGGAACATTCAGACCGGAAACGGACAATTTTATCCCGAACGATTACCCGTCAGTCATCTCTTCGACGTATTCTACGCAAGACGGGGAACCTCGGTTCCGAGACTACCCGCTGAACTACACGTCGTCCCCGTCTGCAGCACAGCGCATTGCCCATCTTGCGCTATTGCAGTCTCGCCAGATGATGACGGTCGCGCTGCCAATGACGCTGGACGCGATGGATGTGGTGGTTGGTGACACCATCGCATTCAGTCATGAAAAGTACGGCTGGACCAACAAGCAATTCGAAGTTGTCAGTTGGAATTTCAGCATTGCTGATAATGGCGAAATCGGCATCAACATCGTGGGCAAGGAAACCGGCCCTGCGATCTGGGACTGGACCACATCGCTTGAAAACCCATACGTGACAGGTCCGCCATCATGGCTGCCTTCACCGTTCAACATCGCGCCCCCAACGGCTGTCAGTGCTAACTATGCCCACGTCCTGCAAAAAGACCGGACATCGCTGTCCATCATTGCTGTCAACTGGACGGCATCGCCAGAGACGGACAACACTGAAATCCAGTGGTCTAAAGACGCATTCGTCACGACCCAGAACGCATTTTCCAGCACTGGGTTCTATGAGATTTCCCCGGTCGGAGAAGGTGAAGCGTACTTCGTCCGAGTGCGCGCGGTCACGGTCAATGGGAAGGATTCGCCTTGGGTTTTGGCCAGCGATGTTGTGGCATCTGGCGATGGAACCATCCCAGACCCACCAACGGCGCTGACCGTCACCCCCGGCTACCGTCAGAACACGCTGACATGGACGAACCCCAACAACGAAGATTTTGACCGGGTTGCGATTTATCGTGGCCCAAGTGGAAACTTTTCGAACGCCACCGAAATCCTTCAAGTCCGTGGCGAGCCGGGGAAAAACAGCAGCTATGTAGACAGCGCGCTTGGGTTCAATTCCACCTACCACTATTGGCTGCGTGCGCTGGATGACAGCGGCAACGAAAGCGCCCGAACGGACCCATCTGTTTCAGGAACCACCACGCCGGTCAGCGCACCGGAGATTTCTGGCGTTCTTGATAACGCGGAAGTATCAGCCAACAGTATCCAAGCATCGCATCTTGCAAATGGTGCAGTGTCACCTGCCAGCCTGTCCACAGAAGTTGCCGGTTCGATCACTGATGCGGCACAGTCCGCGCTTGCCGACAAGAACGCGGCTGAAGCTGCAGCAACTGCAGCGGCAACAGCACAGGCTAATTCAGAGACGGCGCAAGGGCTATCCGAACAGGCCCAGACGGCGGCTGAAAGTGCCAGCAATCAAGCATCAGCGGCGCAGACGGCGGCTGAAACTGCGGAGGCCAGCGCCGATGCGTTAAGCGTGGCAGCGGCTGCCAGCGCCACGGCGGCTGCATCGTCTGAAGCAGTCGCGGCTTCTAGTGCGGAAGCGTCTGAAGCGCGTGCCGCCGGAAATCTGATCACGAACTGGAATTTCTCTGATGGCACTTCCGGGTGGACTGCTGCAGGTGGGGATTCTGTTGAGCAGATCACCGGAATTTCATCAGCTAGATCAGCAGAGGCGATCAGGCTAACCGACAATGACACGGATGGGAACGCATCGGCACTTGAGGCGAACAGTTATGCCTATCACCTTGCAGGGCAGACCATTCGAATTAGTGGCGATTATCGGACTGATGCGACCAATGCGGCTGTCCAAGGACAGATTGGTTTCAATTATGAGAGGCAGGACGGGACATTTGGAAACGCTTGGCAGGTTCTACCGTCAGCACAAAGCTGGACCCCATTCAGCTTTGAAGTCACCATCCCCGCAAATGCTGTAGCGGCAAGACCCAGAATTCGGGCACTGAACACCAATGCCGGTGAATGGGTCGATTACACCCATCTTCGGATGTCGGAAGTGACATCCGAAATTGCGGCCCAAAACCATGCGGTGGCATCTGCATCATCGGCTGCGTTGGCGCTGACCAGCGAAACGGAAGCGGAGACAGCGGCATCGTCTGCGACATCAGCACAGGTCCAAGCCGAAGCGGCACGGGACGCATCGGAAGGATTCTCAACAGCATCCCAGACATCGGCAACGAACGCTGGGGCGTCGGCAACAGACGCATCGAACAGCGCCAGCGTTGCTGATACTCATCGGATTGACGCTGAAGCATCGCGTGATCAGGCGGACACGTCTGCGCTGTCAGCCGCTGCCAGCGCCACATCGGCATCTGGCTTCGCTGACGATTCGTCTGCCAGCGCGACGGCATCAGAGAATAGCAGGATTGCCGCTGAAGCAGCGGAAACCGCATCAGGTGCCAGCGCGACGGCTGCTGCGTCATCCCAGACCAGCGCAGCCGCGTCAGCCACTTCAGCCACCCAGAGCGCATCCACAGCGACCAGCGAAGCTGCATCTGCTGCCACAGCAGCAAGCAACGCGGAAAGCTACAGGGACACGGCGCTGACAGCCCGTGACGACGCTGAAGGGCATTCTGCTGATGCGTCTGTTCAGGCCAACATTGCAGTGTCAGCGGCAAGCCAGAACATTGTGCGGAAGGGCACCTTCAATGATGGGGACATCACGCCTTGGCCCGCGACAGCGGCTGTTGTTGCCGACACCGGAGCGCCGGGGCAAACACAGGTTTTGCAGGTCACAGGTGTCCTTAACGAAGGAACCTTCATCCCCGGCCCGTGGGCTGGTCGTCGGATTCGCCTGCGTGGTTGGGCTTGGTGCAATGGAGTGGATACCGCACGGTTTGGCTTGAACGTCGAAAGGTCCGGCACCGGCAACACGACCGATATGTCCTATACGTTGGCGGCGGCGAACACTTGGACTGAATTTGACATTGAAGACACCGTTCGATCTGACGCGGAAGGTATCCGTGCGCGCGTTGATCTTGGTGGTAGCGGTTCTGGGACTGAAGCCCGGTTCGCCCTTCTTCGCATCGAAGACATCGATCAAAGCTATCAGTCTGGTCTTTCAGCGTCGGCTGCACAGGCGGACGCAACTATCGCTTCTTCGGAAGCCAGCGCATCGGCTGCATCGGCAACGCTGTCCCAAACACACGCGAACGCTGCTGCAACCGAAGCGTCAAATGCCCTGACCTATCGGAATGAAGCGGTTACGGCCCGTGATGATGCCCAAGGACATGCCGCCACGGCG